CTCATTAATCATTAATATCCTTTCCTTGTCCTCTTTCCTTATTGCCTCCAATAATTTTTGGATTCGCGGGGCGGGTGCCTCAACTTCCTCCTCTTTCCCGAAGGCGGCCCATTAATAGCCAAGAGGCGGTCAGACCGTTCCTCACCCAGCCCGCCCCGCGATTTCCTTGCCCTGCCCTGCCGTGCCGAATCGGGCCATGCCTTGCCTCGCCAAGCCTCGCCTCACCACGCCCAGCCTCGTTTCCTGTTTCCTCTTTTCTATTTCCTCTTTCCTAATTCCTTCTTATCTCAATCCCAATCTCATCCAGATTCCCCAGCTCGTGCAAAAGCCCGTCCAGGTGCCGGTGGAACATCCTTTTCATATTCCCGATCTTGGAAAGGTCGCCGGCCACGGCCCGGATGAAGTCGATGCCGTGGACGTCGAACAACTGCTTTAACGCCGATTCGAACATCCCGATCTTGATGGCCCAGGTCACCTCGGCGTCGGTCTTCAATAGATATTTCCCCTCCATGATCTCGATTTTGTATTGCAGTTCCTTGTTCTGATGCTGGAGCCTTTCCAGCTCCGCCTCTTTGCGCTCCAGGACCAGGGCGCCGTCCTTGCCGGTCTCGGCGGCCTCCGCCGGCTTTTCCAACCCGGCCTTGCGGATATACGAATGGACGTCCGATTCCAAGACTGTTTTGTCCGACTGCATCCGCAGCATCCCGGCCTTACAATCCGCATACAGCTTGCTCTTTTGGATGGCATATCCCTGCCGGTTCAAATACTTGAGCACCTCGATCCGGTTCTCAAACACCGGTTCCTTTTCCCCCTCCAAATACGCGGCCAGCATCTTCGACGCCGTATCATACGCCTCCAGATTCGCCCGCGACGGATCCGCCTGTACCCGCCCCCGCGCCGTCTCCACCGCCGTCCTCAATATTTCCAGATCCGTTTCGGTCATTTTAATTAAATATTTTCTGTTGAGGGTCTTTGGATTGAGCTTTTTTGATATTGGCCACACTCATTCGATAATAGGATTCTTTCAACTCGAACGCCACGCATCCCCGGCCCTGTTCCACGCAAACATATGGCACCGTACCGATGCCGCAAAACGGCTCCAGAACAATATCGCCGGGTTTGGTATAAATTTTGATACATCGCCGAACCGGCTCCAGTTGAAGCGGGCATACGTGCTTTTCCTCCTGGCTCTCTTTAGCGCATCGCCATCCTTCGAGGGTGTCGATCTCAAGAATGTCGCTCCATGATCCGTTGGCCCATTTGATCCAGTCTTCCGTGGTGAACCATCCCCCTGGATTGATATCCTTGTCATAGATACCCCGAACCGGTTCGCCGTCGCCCGGCTTTTTAAAAAATAAAATGTAATCGTTCATGGCCGGTGCCAGTCGCCGGGAATCTTTCTTGCCGGTGATAAACATCAGTGAATGAAGTTTTAACCGCGTAGCAACCGCCTGTGGATTTTTCGGAATGGCTACCTCGCCGTGGGCCTGGAACCCATGATTTTTGAACATGGTGATCACGGCGCCGCGAAAATCCCTCATCCCCATATACCCATGTTGAATCTTATACATTAAAAGCTGCTGGATATGGATACATGCCACAGATCCTGGCCGTAATACCCGGTAGAACTGCTCGATGGCAAACCTCATGTGAAGGGCAAACTGCCCCTCATGCAACTCTATGCCGTCCTGATTATTGCCGATATCCTCGGTTTTATGGGAATAGGAAAACAATGCTCCGAAGGGAATTGACGTGATCAGACAATCACAACTCTCATCCGGACAATGTTCAGCTATGCCCGGAATGCAGTCCCCGAACTGAATGTCAATTTTTGGCATATCCATTTAAAACTCCTTTAATGGCTTTTAAATAATTTCGTTCTTGGACCGACGTGTCATATATAAACTGGTCCTGTTTTCGCATAACATTATCCCATACGATCCCTTCCAGCTCCGGAATATACGGGATGTGAATCTTCACCGCGCGGGTCTGGCCATAGCGATAGGCCCGCCGAACCGCCTGGTAAAACTGTTCGAATGAATCATTAAACCCGGAAAAGATCATGGACCCGCAATTTTGAAAATTGAGGCCGAATCCCAAAAGAGAGGCCTTGGATATCAACACGTCGGTCTTTCCGGATCTGAATTTTTCAATGATCGGCTGTCGTTTGGCTTTCGGGACTTTGCCGGACAAAACGTCATAGGTCATTCCCCATGAGTGGACATCTAAAATTTCTGAAATAATTTCGCTCTCCTCATCAAACACCGTCCATACCAGCACCTGGAGACCGTCGTTAATATCTTCCATGATTTTATCCACCACAAATCCGGGTTTTTCACTGGGATACCGCACCGGCTTCCTATTCCGGCCGGAATACATAAACCCTTTGGCCAGTTGTGAATATTTCGACCGCTCGGTAATCGACAATTTTAAGGTATCGCCTTTTCCAAAAAGCGGCAACTGACCGGTAGGATCCGGCATCGACCGTGCAATTTCCCGCTGCGGATCTGTCGGGATGATATGATATTCCGTGATAATCGGCTTCGGCAAATCTTTGAGATTGTCCGCAAATCCGTAATTTTTCGGGCTTTTTAGGTAAACGCTCCATCCGGACATGAACCGGTAGAAGGCATCTCTCGCATGCTCTTTGACTTTCCAGTTTCCTTGCTTATCTCTGATAAAAAACGTCCAAAGGATTTCGCCCTCGGACCGCAACTTTTCCAAAAAACTGCCCTGGCTGGCATACTCCATCGTATCATTCGGTGCCGGTGTGGCCGTGGTGGAGAGCTTATATTCCAATCCCCTACAGGATTTGATCAGCGCCCACTTAATGGTACCGCCACCGGTTTTTAATATCGAGGATTCATCCAGCCAGATGCCCACAAGATGCTGGATTTCGGAAATGATTTCCGGTTCGTTGTTTTTTGGGATAAATTTTGCCGGGTTGGTAATGGCCAACCGGGTCTTTCCGCCTGCCGCCCAGCGTTTTAATGCCTGCCGGGTATTCAATAGTTTGATTTTAAACTCATTCCCGTAAAATCGGGTTGCTTCATCTATGGTCTGTTGGATGATATTTAACGGCGCCACCAGAAGAAATCGACCGCCGGTTCGGTGAATTACCTGCCGGGCAAACTCAAGTCCCATTGCTGTTTTGCCCAGTCCAGTGTCCGCCCACACGGCATATCGTTTGGCCGTTAATGCGGTTTGAACGATAAACCGCTGATAGTCGAATAGATAATCCGCCATCGGCAGCCACCCATGATCGGGAATAATATCTTTAATCCCAAAAATATGCGCGAACCGGGACGGTGCTTTTAAAGTATAAGAGTCGGTTTTCCAATCATATATTAAATTATATTCCGGTAGATTTTTCGACTGTAGAAAAACCTCATATGATTTTAAATCAAAGGATTTAAAATCGACCCGTATTGTACTGTCAGTATAAGAAATCATTTCATCCCCATTTCTTAACCCCGAAAACCACCGCAAAATTGAGCAACCCCGCGGCGAACCAGTACAACCCGCTTCCCCACCGCCCGCAAACAAACAGCGGAACCGACGCCGCAAAGCTCTCGATCATGATGACAATCGGTAAAATGTTTAAAAATTTATCCATCTAATTTTTACCCGTGATCAATTAACGATTTCGACCAGGCCGCTTTTGTGGCATCATCACAATGCGCCATGGCGTCCGTCCAGGTTGGCCAGCGGCCATGGATATTGTAAAAATAATACTGGTAACATAGGCTCTGTCGATTGTGCGGATGCTCTTTTGGATGATCAACCGCACACTCTTGGCATACACCTGGTTTTGCCGGCAACATTTGAAATGGTGCTAAATGATTTAATTTTGGCAAAAGGAACCTCCTTTTTATTTATTGGCAATCCGCAGCAGATCGTCGGCATGACAGTACGAATCCAGCGGACACCAGCAGGCCATGTTTTTCCCCCGCAGCTCGCGGCGGATATCCTCATGGCGATATGGAAGCTGGCCGCAGTCTAAATCGTGCAGCCAATCCCGCCGGGCCGCACTCCGGTTCTGACAAGCAGATTCGAATTTATAATCCGACGCCTTGTGAGGATTCCCCCACCTGCTCCCCCTGCCGACATAAACAGTATTGAGCGGCATCCGCCAACCCTTGGTCCGCTCGCGTTGTAGTCGTATAGGCATAATTTTTG